GATGCGGCACTCTTAGGAGAACCTGTTAAATAGTATGTTATTTGCATACGTATCACCAAATTGTGTAATTAACCCGGTTTGACACTCCGGATCCCTGGATTTTAACAGATTTAGGTTACAAACTTTTGTTGCCGAAAATAATTTTTCAAAAACAAAAAACCAGATGTTTGGAGGTAGCACACAACCTCAAGAGATGGATTTCTCGAAACAGTTCGCTGCGAATAAGTATCGTAGGCGGGCAGAAAGTAGGCGTAAAGAGATTATCAAGAACAAGAAGAATATTGAAAGTGAATATGAAGATCTTGTTAAGGATATTAAAAGGTTACGTTTACGGAAGGAAAATAAAGCCCTTGCTAGGAGTCTTAAGAAATTGGACGATTTGAAGAAGGAGAAAAAGCGGATGAAGCGTATAGCTCATACAATGGCAACACCTAATGCGGAATTAGTTCGGCAATATGGTGTGCCTTTGCTTGATGTCTTACATTCAGTGATTGAGGCTGCAAAAACAGCTCGCGATTATGTTGGTGAGGATTTATTGAAGTTTTTGTTGGATTTATTTACAACGTTATATAACATATATAAGAATCCCGAATGGACGGGAGTACTTTTAAATGTTACCAATTTCTTTGTAAGAAATTTTCCACAGAAGCATTCAGATTTGGCTTTATCTTGGTTTAAGCAAGCTTTTGAAATTGCTTTTATGCAAGCTGATGGAAAAGTTTCATATTCTGATTATATTTTATCATTTTTTAAGATGTCAGATTCTTTATTGAATGATAGAGTATGGGGAAATATTAGTGATTTCTTTACTAAAATAATGACTTTATATGCTGCAGGAAAAGAAATGATTTCTGTAGAAACATTGAATTTTGGTGTCATTTGTGAAAAGTTTAGAGAATTCAGAAGTAAAATACCTGATCTTTCGGATGTAATTGAAATGGCTTTTGAAGCTTACAAGTTTGTTACAGGAAATTGGGCCAATATTTGTTCTGGTGATTGGAGTAAATTGTTGTTAGGTCGTGATGAAACAAAAGTTTTTGAGCTGGAAGTTCGTGAACTCGAACAGGCTTATAATTTTGTTTTGTCCGGTCAGGAGATTGAGCTTAAGAATGTGTATGGTATTACACCAGATTCTTATGAAGCTCGCCTGAAGAAAGCTGTAGAGACTGCAAAGAAATTGATTGTGCGTGCTACAAGCGTACAACAACGTATGAGTGTATCGAATTTTATTCGGAAATTAACAGAAATGCAATCTAATTTATGGGCACGAAAAGCTGATGCTCCTTCAAAGGAAGAGGCATATGCTATTAAAATGTCAGGACCATCTAGTTGTGGTAAATCAACCATGATTAAATTGATGTCCAAGACTATTTTAAATGCGTATAACCGTAATCCTTCTGAAGGTGGTAATGTTGTTTTTACAAATCTCGATGAGAGTTTTGAATCAACTATTTTACCGTCGCATAAGATTATTGTTGCTGATGATGTTGCTAATAATAAAAATAATAAGCCAAATTATGATAGATTATTAAATTATGTTAATACGATTCCACGACCGTTAGAAAAAGCTTCTGCGGAAGAAAAGGGTAAATATTATCCAGGTAATGATGCAGTCATTGCAACAACAAATGATGAAACTATTAGGGCTATGGAATGTTCTGTATGCCCAGAAAGTATTCTTCGACGTTTTGCATTGGATGTTGACGTATCTATTCGTGAAGAATTTCGAAATGAGTTTGGTGGTCTTAAGAAACAAGATACACTTCGATTTGATGTATATTCTTTAGTTTTGAAACGATTTCATTATATAGAGACAAATGCAAAAGGAGATCAAAGTATTGTTTGGGATGTGATTCCACGTGCTGAGTGGAATTCACACGAAGATGATGAACATGATTTTCATGCTATGTGTTCTTTTATTGCTAAAGATATTGCGAGACATAGAAGGCGCCAACAGAGTCAAACAATTATTCAAAAACAATTGGATGATTGTGATTTCTGTGGTGTTTGTAAATGTCCCGATATTATTTGTTCTTGTGCTTCTCATAATGTATTAAAAGATGAAGGAGTAGAAGCAGTAGCAATGATGATGAATATACAAAATTATTGGCAGGGTATGAATACTCATGAACTTTGGGACTTACGGGTTTCATTGACAAACATGGGTTTCTTATTCAAGAATACATCGAAAACGACTATTTTGTGGTATAGGATGTATAAGGATAGAAATTGTTATGCGCGAGGATTTATGGTTTTGATGTTGAGTGGATTGTTATGTACAATTTTAGGTACAAAATTAACTCAAACTTTATCATTTTCATCCTTAGGGTATTTATGTGTTTTATATACTAGAACAATTAGACAAATTGACGAAGAGATTTCTCGACGTCAAGATCGATTGTCTAGTTTATGTGAGGACATATCAACCCATTTGGAGAATAATTCTCGCAAATATTTTGCTATTAGTGGTGGTATTTTTCTAGCTTATGGTTTTTATAAAGCATTGAAGCCATTTTTAGCTAGTAAGACACAGGATAAGAGTACTTACCTTGATCCATTAGTTGATCAGTTTGCGAAAACACTTGATTACCCTGCAAAGGGTGAACATGTGTTTGAGATTCAAGATCAAAGGGACTACAAGGAAGGTTACTCGAGATTGCCACCAAAGGATACAGCTATTTCTAGAACAACGACAAGTTCAGATTTGCAACGTTCTTTGGCGAGGGCATTACGTGTGGTTGTCACGAAATCAAAAGGACATGTATATGGTACAGTGAATGGAATTATGGTTGCATCTAATGTAATTATGGTTCCTGCTCATGTGGTACCTTACGTGTTTCCTTTTGATATCGAGACGACAACTACGCCTGGTGTTCCGAGTGCCAGGACGAAAGATCAGAAGTTAACAGAGGAATATTGTTATATTGATCGCGAACGTGACCAAGCGTTTATACATTTAGCGTCTAGTCCTGCTAGTACTGATTATTCAAAATTTTTCCCAGAAGAATATCCTACATTTTATAACAGGTCAACTGTTTTATTGTGGAAATCTCCTGAGAATGAAGTGAAAATTAGTAAACAGGCTGCACGTCCAACACACGAAAAAGTTAGGTATGCAGGTTTTCTCGAACATCCTGGATGGTTATGGGGACAACGGAGAAAATTTACAATTCTCGAAATCTCCAAAGGTGAAGGCTTATCATACAAAACTGAATTTCGTGGTTTTGGTGGACTGTGTGGAGGTTTAGTA